GTTTATTTGATCGTGGAGATGGATTTTCGTGTGCTAATTTGTTACAATGTCAACGGCGCAAGTTCGCTTAGTGATGATGATTTGGAAACATATGAAGATGAGAGCACAATTATTCTAAGAGTAAATAACAAGTATTTAGTTGATATAAACTCACAGCTAGATCAGCAAGAAGATATATTCTTATTAGGGGGAGACGTACCCAACGACAATACATTCGCAGGCAATAACGCGTGGCCTAAGAATCTAACCAGTTTTGATTTGTTCGACCCGACCGATTCTATAACAGAAGTCTTAAAGAAGACAAAACTTGGGGTAGAGACGACAACATCGCAGTTGGTTTCTATAAGATACGGGAAAATAGCTAAAGATGCAAAGAGATTAAAAGGAGTGAAAAACCAAGGTGCTCTGATTAAGGGCACATACGTAGAAATGGCGAGAGCAGAGGAGCAATTGGCGAAAATGTGTGAAATCGATCAACATAGAGATGTGATGACGCGTGACATAATGAGGGGGACGGGGAACAGGATCAAAATTAGAACATTGATTGGTGAGATTAATTTACCAGGATGGCTAGAGGGAACATATAGCTTATCAAGAGAATCCAAACATCTCGAGGTGTGTGATTGGAGCAGGCATTGTTTCACCCTATATGAGATGGGAGTGCTGTTTCTGTATGAAAGTTTTAAGTATATAGATACAAAAACGATTGGCGAAGATATATTAAGCAAGGCCAGTCCCGAGATGGCATCGACCGTCAGAGGTTTGATAGTAGGGAAATTCCAACGGGAGAGATTTAAACAGCTACGATCATTATCCATCGTACCAAAATGTACGGGGGGTGCGGACTACAGTGTGCCGGAGGGAATGTTATATGAACTTCTTTCTGTATATATGAAAATATTGGAGGTTTCAAGCGAAGGATTTTTACGCGAAGAGAGAGGCAAGATCGTCGATATCGTGCACGCACACGTTCCACAGGACAGGCGGAACTTCGTATCTTTCAAAGCCACTGGAGCGTCACATATGTTACAAGCTATTAATAATGTGTTGAATGTGAGAGACAACATCCTGGGTATCGCAAGAACGCATAGAACATTGGGGGGATTTTATTTCGCCACAGACACCCGTGAATACAAAGAATGGATGGCCGAGATGGGTCAACGAGGATTTAGCGCCGAACATTACGCCGATTGGATTATGAGATGTGACAGTACAAAATTGGAGGAGTTTTTCACCTTAAAGATGAACTTTGCCAATTTCCTCAGATGGTGGAAGGTAATCCCTAGGGATTTTAAGTTTTCTGCGGTCTACGAGCGAACGGGGGTTCGCCTTTCTGGCAAAAAATTGGAGAGACACTTTGACGATGTATTCGTATGGTTTAAGGATAACGTGCGGCCTCTAATTCATCGGGGTGAAGATGGAAAACTTTTCTCTAAAATTGTGGAGTTGACGATCAAATCGGCATATGATGGAATACCCCACTGCAAACCGGAGTCCCTAGTATCGTTTCTTAAAGCTTTGTCTTTCTGTGTCTCAGGGGAGAAGATCGACGACCAATTCAGAGCTGTAACGGTCAGCGCCTCGGAGGAGGACGGCGACGGTCTCTTCTGGAGCGCTCGCCAAGTTTATGACGTGCCCACGCGTGAGGGGATACTATTGTCAGCGGAGAGTTTGGAGGGGTGCGAAGAATACTACGGTAAAATTATTGAAGACCCGATGTATGAGGCGGCCTCAGAAGATGAGGTACTGAAAGGTGAGACTGATAAAGTACATCACTTATTTCCAAAAGATAAAATCGGCCAAGATTGGATAGTGGTGCCAAGGTTTATCGGCTATTCGTACAAACTTTACCGAGCTCGCGTGCGAGGGGAAGCGGACGTCAGAGTAGGATTCGCGGAAGCTCTTCTATCTCCTCAATGCCAATATTTGAGGCACGGAATTGTGGTTAAGGGGGGGTGCCGTCAGGCGCGAAAGAGAGTAGTTGATCGGTCGTACACGAATAGGATAAGACTGGAGACGCCCAACGAACGGGAGGGAAACCATCCATGTTTGGTAGCTAAGTTAGTTGGGGCAGCGAATAGAGGCGTTGGGTCGATATTAGTGTTTTACTTTGCTAGGCATCTCAAGATGGATCAGTTGCTGGTTGATTTAATTAACGTCTACCTGAGTGCGACGAACAGGTTCCATGATGATTTCGTTAGGAAACTACGAAGTGAGTGGCCACAACATGAGACGACGTTCAGGGAAGCCATACGTGTATGGAAACGTACAGGGGTGCTGCGGCTTCAAGATGACCTCAGGATGATGATGTTAACGCCGGGAAATTGTTATGCGTTAGACGTTAAAATTGAAGATGCTCTAATGAAGTATTTCGGCGTGAGAGTAGGGTTGGATTCATTAGTAGAATCAATGAAGACTGTCAAGAAAGTATCGCAGCTGTTTAAACATGTTTCTGATCTTATGTCTTTCAAGGGAACGGGTGTTGATTATTACGTATGGAACGCAATGATTGTCATTACGCTGATTTTATGCCCCGATTTTTTAGAGTCACCCAAGACGATACCGATATTCACGGCGACAAACAAAAAAGTCGTGGCGATACCAGTATTAATGAAGGATTACACCCTGGGTAACGTAGCGATGAATGCGGTGAGGTATCTGGACACTGTAGCGCCTCCGCAACTTTTAAGCCGAGAATTGTCGTCATCGGAGATCAAGATGTTATACTCGCTCGCCGACGTATACTTAGATTCGCCCGACCATATTAAATCGCCTCGGGGTTTAGAAGGGATATACACCCCATTTCAGTCGTGGGTGGGGATGGGCTGTTTGGGCATCCGTGAGAAATTTGAGATAATGGTTCCAACCTCAAAGCCGACGCAGTCCCATTTTGTCGTGACGCTAAGTAGTGGGGACGTAAGCGAATCAGATGCACATAAGGTACGAGCAGCGCTTGATGAGGGAACGGGTATGGGAACATTAGATGTTAGGATTGGCGATGACGGCGTTATTAGAGTTACAGACAGTCTACCGAAAGTGAAAAGGTATAAGCATTTGACACACAATGAGATGTTGGATGGGAACATCATACGATTGGACACGGCGTCAAGATTTGATACATATATGGCTGCGAAAATTCTAAACTAGGGTGTCACCTAGTACCACGATCTGGTGTTAC